CTTGCGCCCCTCTCTTTTTGTCCGGTAACCTATCGTTAAGGTTAACGTGCCGGCCGATCTTCTTAACCATCAAAGTGGAAAAAGTGCTTGACCGAATCACTTGGGTCACCTAGAAACGAATCAGTTGAAACGGAGACAGACCATGCAAACAGCTATTGAACGCCTCAAGGAAGCCGCCAAGGACTCATTCATGAAGCCGCAATCCTACATGGGTGCGGACATTCAGGAAGCGATTATGGAAGCCGGGCTCGATCTGGAAGACGACAAGATTTATGCACGCCTCTCGGCTCCGGGCTATCTCGATTGCACTGATTGGAGCGGTCCCTTCGACACCACGGAAGAGGCCGCACAAGCCTTGCTGGACCTCTACTTCGAAGATTGAGAGTAGGGGCTTCGGCCCCTCTCTTTTTGCCCGGTAACCAGCCGTTAACCTTAACAGCGTGGTAACTAAGTGGAAAAACTTCTGGACGAATTGGCTTGCGAATCACCTACGACTCGCCTATCAAGAGTTCAGCGCAATTCCGCGCTTGGAGACGACCAAATGTCATCACCTTTCCTACCTTCGGTGCAAGAGCAACTACAAGCTCGCCGCGACGAATCGGACGACGGCTTCGCCTGCGTTCATATCGATACCTGTCTTTCATCCTTTCTGAATGACCACCACAATCGCGATGGCGAATTGCTGCTGGGCGCAATCGTCTTCGGCGATACTTCCATCGGTGAAGTCAAGAACGAACTGCTGAGCGAGTTCGACTCGGTGGCTTACGATCTGGCTGGTGAGCGTGCTGGCTATGACCACGACAAGGCTCGGAAAGCGATCCTGCGTGCGTTTGTGGACGTTCATCCCATGGAACTGGACCGGAAAGCTTTCGATCCTTCGCTGGATTTCCGCGACGAAGAGGACGACGGCTTCGGCTGCGAGGAATACTGTCAAGCGTGGTTCCTCATTACGTGGAACGTTCCGGAAGAGGAGGACGAGACATCGGATTGATCGACGCACTCGCCCGCCTAGGTGTGGGCGTCCTCTTCCTTATCCTTGCAACTGGGCTGGCCGCGTGCCAGCCCCTTTTCTTTTGGTAACCATTCGTTAAGGTTAACAACAAGTGGAGTTCGGTGGAAAAAGTTCTTGACCAAATCGCTTGCACCGCCTAGAAACGAATCAGTTGAAACGGAGACAGACCAATGATCAAAGCAGCAGCAGATTTCAGCCACATCCGCCCGGACGAAGTAGCTGAGTGTTGGGATGGTGTTGACGCCGTTCCCGGCCTTTACAGCGCCCTTTGGGGTTGTGTGAACGATTACAAGGCCCCGTCGCCGGAAGTATCGGAAGAGCCCTGCCACGGTATGGATTCGGTCGCTGACTTCTGGGATCGGTTCTCGGATGATCACAAAGAGGCGCTTAACGCCCTCTGCGAACGGCACGCTGAGTTCTGGACCGGCCACGAGGAGTATTGAACATGAAGCTATTTTTCGTTGCTCACTTCAACGGCGAAAACTACGACTTGTTCGTGGTTGCCAACACGGTGGCGGAAGTGACTCAAGTCTGGCGAGACCATTACGAAATGCCGGACGAAACGCCCGAAATGATCTTCAAGGTAGCTGGCGCGAGCCCGGTCGGATCACGGGAAGAGCCCCATGCCTTCGAATGGCACGGGGTCAATCTCCCACGGGTTGGCGGCTCTCGACCGGCCAACCCGCGCTGAGGGGAGGGGCTTTGGCCCCTCTCTTTTTGTCTGTAAAAATTCGTTAAGGTTAACAGCCCGATAACCACTGGAAAAATAAATGGAGAAAGTGCTTGCGTGAATCGAATCACCGGCCTATTACCGAATCACCGGCACGGAGCCGGAAGGAGAAAGACCATGCAAGACGCCTCACTTTTCAAGCGCCGCGAAACGACCTTCAACGGCGGCGAATCGACCACTGGGGTTTACATCCCCAAGCAGACCGTCACGATCGGGCGGTGTGTTGATGAAAACGAAGACATCTGGACCGTCACAGACGTGAACGGCAAGACCCACCGGGTTGATGGATGCGAGTTGCACCCGCACCCGGAATCCGCGCTGACCAATGTCGAGTTCATGAATCTGGTCATGACGTGGTGCAAGACCCCGTTGATGCACGCCTTCATCTTTCAGGCGCTGGATCAATACGCCAAGGCTGTCGTCAAGGCAGACGTGGCGACGCTCGAAACCCCGTTCATCGCTGGGGCGGCGTGGCAGGAAACGGCCCGTGAATATATGGGCTTCGCTGTCGCCCGTGAATACGTGGAGAAAGAGCGCCACAAGGAATTGACTCCGGCCGATTGAGCCTTCGGGCTCTCGGCAGAGGGGCAGGGTTTGGTCGCCCTGCCCCTCACCTTTTTCTGGTAGGGACCCGTTAACCTTAACAAATAGGGGTGGGTTGTTAATCGTGGAAAAAGTGCTTGACCGAATCAGTGGATAATGGCACCAACGAATCACCACAAAGGAGACAGACCATGCGAATCACTTACGAAATTGTGACCCCGGAAAGCGCCGAACAAGGCGACGCCGAAGAACGGGGATTCGTCCTTCCGGCTCGTTTCTTCCATATGAAGGTATCAATCGAACAGGTCGATGAACTGGATGACTCAGACTTGGAGTGGAGCTTGCGGGACGCTGAACAATACCTAGGCCGTAATGGCATGGAGGATTCCGGTCGCTGGTTTTCCACAATTGACCCGGACCGCGATTATCAAACAGGTGCTGAAACCTATGAATCGCTGCACCCGTCGGACAACATCACACCGGCAAGCTACGAACGCCTTGCGCGTATCTTTTGCTGGGATCGCGACCCTCGACAGTTGCGAAGCTGATGGGCTGCCTTGACGCCGTGGCCCGGCTGCTGCTGGGTGTGTTCTTACTGATCATCGCCGCCGGGGTTGCATCATGCACCCCGGCATTTTTCTTTCTGGTAACGGTTCGTTAACCTTAACAGAAGTGTTTCACTTGTTAACCAACTTTGAAGTGGAAAAAGTGCTTGACCGAAACAGCGAATCACCCTAGACCGGGATCACCAACAACGGAGACAAACCAAATGAGCGAACACGCAATCAGCAATGCACGGGGCTGGCTCTCGACAATCGTCGGGGCGATGGCCGCGCTGGAAGCCCTGAACGACGGAGCCGAATCGGCTGAGTTCGACGGGGAGACCTTCACCGACCCGGACGACGTGCAGAACCGGATTCAGGAAATGCCGCTTTCCGTGGAAGTGCGCGACGGATGGCGGGCACCGGGCGGCGAATCGGAGCCGGAAGAGTTCGCGATTCTGCTCTCGACCGGCGGACCGGCCTTGCGGGTATATGGTGACATCGGCGGCGAACCTTTCTTGCAGTGGCAGGACTGGGGCACGCCGTGGACCACCTACCATGACACCACCGAACAGGAAGACGAGGCCCTGCAAGCCTTTGTCGGAATGTTCTATCTCGGCGAATAAGGAAAGGCGGGGCAACCCGCCTTTTTCTTTGGGTGTAAACATTCGTTAAGGTTAACGGAATCGGTCTATCGTGTTAACCATTCTTCAAAGTGGAAAAAGTGCTTGACCGAATCGCTGGAAAATGCGAATCAGGGTTTACCGGAAGAGACCGGAAAACAGGAGACAGACCATGAAGACACTTTTTGAAATCCCGACCCGTGGCGATGACATGACCATGCCGGGCGGCATCGCGCTGCGCTACAACGAAAACCGCGAAGAGTTTGTGGTCCACAACTACAACACCGACCGGGAGACAGGCACCGAACGCAATTACTTTGGTGGCGGCTACTACTGCTCGGGCACACCGGCGGAACGTCTGAGCGGGGCCATGGCAGACCTCAGCAAGCGGGTTGCACGTCAGAGCAATTACGATCTGGGCGGCTCCATTGATGTGGAAGCTTTGACCGGACTCCCTGCCCGGCTCTACGCCATCTAATACCGGGACCCGGCACCCTGAGAACAGGGGCCGGGTTTCCAAACACCGGCGGGACCCGGCCCACTGAGAACAAGGGCCGGGTTTCCAAATTGGTAACCAATCGTTAAGGTTAACAAATTGATGAAATGAGTTAACTATTAAAGTGGAAAAAGTGCTTGACCGAATCGCTGGGAACGGGCAAACGAATCAGGCGCACTCAAGCGCAGGAGACAGACCAATGCCCAAACTTTACAATGCGGACATTAGCATCACCGCGACCGCCTATGTGATCGCTGAGAACGAAGACGACGCACGGGAAAAGATTAGCGCCCTTCAAGGGGACTACATCGAATTTTCCGACCGCCGCCAGCAAGTGGCAGACGACCTGTTCGTGACCGGCGAAACCTATGGCCCTGATATGCCGAAACTGTCGCTGAGCCCTGCTATGACCATCAACCACAGCGCGACTCGCCCCTATGTCTGTCTGGTGCAGGAACTGACCGGCGAAGAAGAGGATGTAGGATGATGCACGAAGCCAATCAATCCCGGATCGACTGGGCAAAGAACGCCCTCGATACCTTCACCATCGAAACCTATGGCGGACGGCCTTACTCGACGCTTGAAGCGCAATGCGCCGACTGCGAAGAAGGTGAGGGTGACGACTACACGGCCATCCAAGACCTTATCGGTGATTTGCTCCATGTGGCCCACGAAAGAGGCTGGAACACAGCCGAACTAATCCGGCGGGCGGAAGCCAACTTCGTCTATGAAGCTGCACCGGACTATCAAGGCGACTAAGGGAGAGGGGCTTCGGCCCCTCTTTGCTTTTTGGTCGTTTTGGATCACCGCCGCTTTGGATCGACGCGACTTTGGATCGCCCCGGTTTTGGGTTTGGATCATTTCGATTTTCATGATCGCCGCCATTTTGCAGGAGCCCGGACCGACCGACCGAACCAGCCGACCGAGCCCCACGCTCCCCACCAGCAGATGGTTAACGAAACTGACCAATCTGTTAAGGTTAACGCCGGCGGCCGAATCCGTTAAGGAATATGGTTAACAGATTGGCTGATTTTGTTAACCATCAAAGTGGAAATAGTGCTTGACCGAATCAGCGAATCGGTCCATACCCGAATGGTAAATGGCTGGACAGCCAGATCAAGGAACTGGATTGCGATTGGGGCGACCCTGTTTCACCTGAATGCGAATCGCATCTCTATTGAGGGAGCGGGCTTCGGCCCGCCTCTTGGCTGGTAACGGTTTGTTAAGGTTAACGGTCGGCCGGGATTTGTTAACCATCAAAGTGAAAAGTAAGTGGAAAAACTGCTTGACCGAATCGGCTTAGACTGGCACTAACGAATCACCGCAATCAAGCGGACGGAGAAAGACTATGAGCCGACACCAGAAACGCCGCCTTGCCGCCAAGCGTGCGCGCATCGCCATTCTTTCCTCGTGGATCGCAAAGGGCCGCCGCTAATGGCTGGCTTCTGGGATCGCGTGGACACCCTCGAAATGGTGGAACTCTACGCCGAGGACAACGGCCAGATTGCCAGCGAAGAGGAGCTTTCCAAGCGCTTTGACGAAGAAGTGCTTCCCGATGTGATCGCACACTACGGCGAAAACGATTCGGTTGCTATCAATGAAGAATTTAGCAACTGGTCGGACATGCTGTGTAAGGACGGCGAAATTCACCCGGAACAATACAATTCGTATTGCTACGTTGGAAAGCTGGCAGACGACTAAGGCGAGGGGCTTAGGTCCCTCACCAAACTTTTTTTTGTAATTAGTGGAAAAAGTGCTTGACCGAATCGGTTGGTTCGCCTAGAAACGAATCAACAGCAACGGAGGCAGTCATGCAGATCAACACCTACCACGTTTACATCAACAACACCTTTTCCGGGATCATCTCGGCGGTGTCTTACCGGCAAGCGCGCCAGCGCGCTAAGGCCAAGGTTTGAGGGGAGGGGCTTCGGCCCCTCTTTCTTTTTGCCCGGTGAAATTTGTTAACCTTAACGAATATGGTTAACAAATTGACGTTTGGGGTTAACTATCAAAGTGGAAAAAGTGCTTGACCGAATCGGTGACTCGTGCGAAAACGAATCATCAATCGGAGACAGATCATGCAAAACATCCGCAAGAATCCCATTGCCGCCTCGCTCGCCAGCGCTCACCTCGCCCCTCGCAAGGTTCGCGCTCGTAAAGGCAAGGGCTCTTTCCGCCGCAACCCCAAGCATCGGGGAGTGGCGGCATGAGCCGCGCTCGCAACACCCTCGACTCCCGCTATAGCGTGCGCCTCGAATGGTGCGGACGTGCGACGCAGCAATGGGTTGCCCGCTTCTGTGGTGATTGGCTCGGATGCGACTCGACCCGCTCGGGCGCTGAGGAAATCGCCCGTCTGTATGAGCGCGACCGCTGGAGCATGGCAGCATGAGCGACCGCATCCGCCCCGTGACTTTCGACTCGGCCCAGATCGAGCCCTTTGCTGCTCGCATCATCGGCATAGCCGCTTCGCAATTCTGTCGCCTCAAAGAGCGCGAGAAAGAGACCGGAGAGAAGTCGGACCCCTTCGACATGGAAGATGCTCTTATGCATCTCTGGTGGGCTCTCAAGGGGCTTGATCACATTGCAATAGCGTTACGCGGCGGCAGGGACTGCGACGACGTGTCAGGCGTTCATTTTTCCATGGTGATGAATGCGGAACACAGCAGGATTCGCCGCCTCATCATGGAAGAACTTGGAGTCGATCCCGGATCGCATCCGCGCTGGAAATGAGGGGCTTCGGCCCCTCTCTTTTTGCCCGGTAACCCCACGTTAAGGTTAACCGATCGGGCGAAGTTGTTAACCATCAAAGTGAAATTGAAGTGGAAAAAGTTCTTGCACGAATCAGCGAATCGCCCTAGACCCGAATCACCGGGCGGCACCTACTGACTGGCAGAGCAGCAGCAAGGCTCGCCCGGTAACTCACACAGGAGACAGGCTATGTTCGAAGTCAAGACCACCCTGCGGACCTACAAGGTCGAAGCCAATCACATCAACGCCGCTTTCATCGCCGCAAACGTGCTGGCAGTGGAAGGCGAAGAAATCCTTTCCGTGGCCTATGCTGGGCCCGTCACGTTCATCATCGTGGAGATCGCGGCATGATCAGCAAGAAAGATGCCATCGCCAAGGCAATCGCGGCTGGAGCCTCGGAGGAGGAAATTGATCGCCAAGCCGCAAACTACGTCCGCCAAGTCGGCACCGTGCCTTTCAACAACATGATTCGGGCTCTCAACATCGGCCCTTGGCACAACACCGTTGACGACTGGACTCGGCTGGCAGCAGCCCTGACCGCGAGGGGATTGGCGCGAAAGCGCTAATTCCTTAACGGAATTGATGAATTTGTTAAGGTTAACGCGAATTAAGAATAAAGTGGAAAAAGTGCTTGACCGAATCAGTTAACCATCCTAGAAACGAATCAACAGCAACGGAGACACACAATGAAGATCAAGATCAAGACCACCGCTCGCTACACCGCAAAGCGCAAAGCCGCCATCATCGCCGATGTGGACAACGGCACCACCACCCTCGAAGACGTTTGCAGCCTGCACAACATCACAAGCGAAGAGTTTGCTGGCTGGCGTAAGTCGCTGGATCGCTCGGGACAGCAGGGGCTTCGGATCACTCGCCTGCAACACTACCGGGCAGCATAAGGGGAGGGGCTTCGGCCCCTTTTCTTTTGGCCTTAACCCAGTGTTAAGGTTAACAGATCAGCCGAATTAGTTAACCAATTAGCTGGAAAAAGTGCTTGACCGAATCAGCGAATCACCTTAGACCCGAATCACAAACAACGGAGACAGACCATGCGTTTTCTTTCTGCAACCCTTATGGCCCTCGGCCTTTTAGCTGGTTATGGTGCTTTCTACATGACAGCGAACATTGACCTAACCCCGCTCGCCCCTGAGGCCCGGACCGTCACCCAGATGCTCTTTAACGCCCTTGCTATGTGCGGGCTTTGCCTGCCCGCCTTGTCGATGCTGGCGCTGCACGACGACGCAAACTTGCGCCGCCAGTATCCCCACCGCTATCGCAAGAATCGCCGCTAATGGAAACGCTGGCAGAATATCGCCACAAGCGCGACCGGGCAATCGTTCAACGCCGCATGGGCGAAGAGCGCCGCCGCCACGTCAATCAATGCGTGGCTGACATCATCGCACAAGGTAAGATGGAAGAGCGCCGCCAGACCATCCGCCGGGAGGAAGATCAATGACAGACCGCCGATTCGTTATCGTGGAAAACGCCGGATATGAAGGCGAAAAAGACATCACCCACTTTCTCACCTTGCGGGAGGCATTCGCCTATCAGCGCGGCCATTATGAGCCGGACGAGATCGAAGAATTGCACGTCGATATTCGCCAAGACTGGACGGACGAAAACGGCGATTTTCATCAGGAATATGTCTATTAGGTGGAAAAAGTGCTTGACCGAATCGATGGACTATGCGAAAACGAATCATCGAAACGGAGACAAGCAAATGACCACCATCCTGATCCTCGCAATCGCCTTCCTGATCACCGCCACCGTGGCAATCATCAAGGCCCGCGCCGAACTCGCCGCTCACGCCGCCGAACAGGCAAGCAAGCATATCCCCAACCCAACCGAATACACCGGCCCGCGCTTCACCGCACATGGCCGGGAAATCCAACAGACCGGACGCCGGATCATCTGAGAAAGGGGCGGGAGAAATCCCGCCCTTTTCTTTGTCTGGTAACCGGGTGTTAAGGTTAACAAAACGGTTAAATTCGTTAACCATCAAAGTGGAAAAAATGCTTGACCGAATCGGCTGGTATGTTTAGACCCGAATCACTGGAAACGGAGACAGACCATGAGCAATTCCACCGAACAAGCAATGGCCGCCGACCTCGACCTTTGCGACATGATCCTTGCATTCGGAACGCCTGCCGCCAAGCGCAAGGCCCGCGCCCACCGCAAGGCTTGTTTCGCAGAAATCGCCCGGATGAACGCCGAGTCTGGGACTGACAAGCTGAGCGATGATGAATTACTCGCCGAATTGATGGCCTGACAGGAACCGGCCCCTGACAACAGGGGCCGGGACCCTAATTCACTGAGAAAAGGGGCCGGGCTCCAAAATCGTAAATTCAGGTTAACCTTAACCGATCGGCCGAAATCGTTAACCATCAAAGTGGAAAAAGTGCTTGACCGAATCGGCTGGCGCGTTTAGACCCGAATCACTGGAAACGGAGCCAGACCATGGAAAGATTCGAACTGACAGGCTCGGGCATCAGCGACGGGCAGAATCCGGAAAAACTGCTTGCCGCCGCGAAAAAGTGCGGCCTTCACAATCCCCGACTCGCCTATCACTTCGGCTGGTCGAATCAGCCGAAAACGATTCGTTTCAGCGCTGAAAGCTGGGAAGCTGCCGATAAGGTCGCCGATCTGGTGCGAACCGAATTTTACCCGGAAAATGCCGAGGGCCGTTTGTGCCCGATGATTCGGGCCTATCCGGTGAAAGCCCCGGAAGCCTGATCCCGGAAAAGCCCGATTCGCCGAATCGGGCTTTTTCTTTGGCGGTAATCTCTGGTTAACCTTAATAAAACGGCGAAATTCGTTAACCCTAAAAATCGGGATTTTCTGGAAAAAGTGCTTGACCGAATCGGCCTTTTCTGGAAAAACCGAATCACCGCAAACGGAGAAATGACATGATCACCATGGAAGCGATTATCGGGGGCCTTATTTCGGGGTTCGCTGTGCGCCTCTATGGTGCAGGACTGGCGCTCTATGTGGGCCTGTGTGCGAGCGACCTTATCAGCAGCACCCTTGCCAGCGCCACGGCTACCCTAGACACCCTACCCTAACCTACTCTGTCCTGCCCGGCCTAGGCTGTGTGCGCGGCTCTCGGCTGCTATGGATCAAGGTCATTTTAGGTATGCGTGCGTGTGCGCGTGCGTGCGTGTGCGCCTGTGCGTGCGCCTGTGCGGGCGCGTGCGCCTGCGGGTGTGCGCGCCTGCGTGTGTGTGTGCATGTGTGCGCGTGCCTGCCTAGGCGCGCACGAGGTGGAAAAACAAACTCACAAACTAATTCATTTTGTTATTGATTTGGTAACGAATCCCTGCGATAAAGGGACATCGAAAGCGAACGGAGACAAGACCATGTTCAAGATCATTGACACCGCAAACAACAGCGAATGCCTTGGTAGCTATGAAACCCGCGCTGGGGCAGACTACGGGCTCGGCATGGTAGCTTGTGGACGTGGTAACGACTCGGGCTTGCGTATCGTCAACCAAATGACTCATTGCGTAGAAGTGCCCGCCACGTTCTAAGTAGTGGAAAAACAAACTAACAAAATAATTCATTTTGTTATTGATTTGGTAACGAATCCCTGCGATAAAGGGACATCGAAAGCGAACGGAGAAACAACATGACCAACCTGATCCCCACCTTCCGCGTTTACAAGAACAAGGTCCTTGTCGGCACCGTGTCGGCAACCACCGAACAGCAGGCCCATGCCCGCGCATACGGCAAGTATGGCCGCTGCGAAGTCATGAAGGCTGACATGGAGCGCCGCCTTAGCACTAGCGGCCGTGTGGAGCGCGCTGACAGCAGCTTCACCCATGGCCGCAGCCCCTACCCCACCCCCGGCTTTGAGGCACGCCGTGCCGCTGAAATCGCCCGCTGGAAAGCGGGCGAATAAGCCCACCTTAACAAACGTTAACCTAAACGAAGGGCGAGTCGAGTGATCGACTCGCCCTTCCGATTCGCGTGCGAATCGAATCGATTCGTTCCTTTGCGAAAAAATTTGACCCCCTAGGGGACCCAAAGGGGTTTACCCCCACCTGAAAAAATCGGCCCTCTTAGCTCCTACATGAATCAAAACAGGTAGACATTCTCATATAGCTGTGCTAGTATCCCTGTCCATGGTCAACTAAGATCATGCAGCAAGTGGAGGGGGACCCAACGACCCTCCCATCACGCCCAACTCCCAACAAAACCACCCGTATATTATATATTTTTTCATCACGCCCACTAAAGCTTTGATCCCCTCATCACTCCCATCTCGGCAAACCGGCGAACCGGCAAACCGACCAAAATGGTGACATGACGATCCGGTAATAGCCGTCGTGATGATATGTATTTTTGCGACCCACCGGGGGACCCAAAGGAGGGGGACCCATCGCCGGGGGACCCCGATGGCGATACACCGCCATTATTACGTGACAGTGATGCACCTTAGCTGTGATGCAGTGGTGTCTTCCTGACGGATGCCTATCTTCCCCACCAAAATGATTGGACCCAATACCCGTGGCCCACAAGAAGAAGCAGATTTTCTTTCCCACCGATCCTGTTCACGTCGCCGAGAAGGTCGCAGCCAGCCGGCAGCCGCCCAAGCCGGTCCCAGTCCTGAAAGCGCAGACCCCCGGTCAGAAAGGTTACATCCGCAAGCTTACCCAGAACCACCACGACATTCTTTTCGCCGTCGGCCCGGCCGGCACCGGTAAGACCTACGCCGCTGTTCTCGATGCCATCATCAAGTTCCGCCGAGGCGATTGCACCAAGATCATCATCACGCGTCCCATGGTCGGTGCTGGTGGTGAAGAGCTTGGCACTCTGCCGGGCGGCGTGATGGAGAAGGTGGCACCATGGTGCATCCCGCTCCTCGACATCTTCAAGGAGTTCTATACCAAGTATGAGGTCGAGCAGATGCTGGACCGCGAGGAGATCGAAATCGCTCCCCTTGCCATCATGCGTGGCCGCACCTTGAAGAACGCGATCGTGATCGCCGACGAAGCCCAGAACTGCACGATCGAGCAGATGAAGATGCTGATGACGCGTATCGGCTCGGGCTCGCGGATGGTCATCACGGGCGACATCGAACAGCACGACCGACCGCACGGCCAGTCGGGTCTCGCCGACGTGATCCGCCGGATCGAGGAAAAGGAAGCACGGACGCGTTTCGAGGCGGCCATTCCCGGATCGATCGTTGCGAGTGATGAGGACGAAGAGACGCCCCGGCTGCGTCACAGCCGCATCGGCGTCGTGCGTCTTGGTCGCAAGGACATTGTGCGTCACGAGGTGATCGATGACGTTCTGAGCCTCTACGAGGAGTAAGAAAAAGGTGGGTGCGGCGGTTCTTGGGGGCGGCCGCACCCACAGACAAAGCCGGCCGGGGGTATGGCGGGCTTCGGACGATCGGAATCGGGTAACCGATCTCTTCGTCGGTATCTCAACAATTCCCCTACGTCAAGAACCTTTCCCACACATTAACAATGCCGCCGGCATCCACCTCAAGGAAATCCCATGTTTCACCCACCCATCTTCGTAACCGAGAGCCGCCCCGGCGGCGCGAACGCCAATCACAATCTGTTCCGGATCAAAATCTGGCGCAAGGCTGTCAGCGGAGCGGCCACCTTGCTGCAAGAAGTGGTGGAGTGGCAGTTCATCGTTCCGATCATGTTGATGATCCCCGTCTTGGTGGGAGGCGCTGGTTATCTGCTCATCGATTTCCCCTCGAACGTCGAGTTGGGTTTTTGGATGTTCTTGTCCGTTCTGCTGGGGATCGCCAGCCCGATCTACCTGACGCCGGTCACCCGTGAGATGGAGCTTCGGGGTAAGACCTGCGAAGCTGTCGCAGCGCATCGGGCCTATGGTGTCGATTTCGAAGAGCGCTTCAACATGGAAGCCGGCTCTCTCACTTACTACAAGCAGTTCAAGGGTTGGACCCTCGACCGGATCAAAGCCGGGATGCTCAAGAAGGTGCCCTACGCCCAACGCAAGTATGAGGCGAACGCCGCTTGGGTCCTCAAGTGGAAAGAGAAGCTGGAGAAATAATATGAGACCTCGTTGGCAAGTCACTCTCCTCTTGCTCACCCTTCCGATCTGGTTCCTTCCGGCGATGGTCTACGTTGGCTGGATGGAAGCAGGACGAGACATCATCACCAAGGATGTCCCGGTCGGTGTGCCGTGGATGCTCTTCGGTAAGAAGCCACGCGGATATTAAACCATGGAAACCTTCTTCATCCTTCTCGGGCAAGCTGTCGTCGGCTGGATCATCGCTGATCTGCTGGGCGGTTTTGTTCATTGGTATCTCGATAGGGTTGCCCGGCCGCGCTGGGATTGGCTGGAGAAGTCAGTCTGGGCCCCGAACCGGGTTAACCACGCTGACCCGCTGGCGTTCACCGCTCATGGTTTCTTCAACCGCAACTCGACGACCTTTGTGGCGGCCAGTGTAGCCGCCGGTTTGTGGCTCTTGGCGTTCGGACCGTCTGTTGTTCTCCTGTTTGCCTACGCCGGTGGGATGTTGCAGAACGAGGTCCACTACTGGACTCACAAGAAGTCCACCGGTTGGATCAAGGTCATTCAACAAACTGGTGTCATCCAGTCTATCCCAACACATGCCCGGCACCACAAACCACCCCAGAACCGGAACTACTGCATCCTGACTGAATGGTGCAACCCGGTGCTGGAGCGTCTGGATGTATGGAACCGGTTGGAGCGCCGCTTCGGAATCACCGACATTATTACTTGACAGTGGTGGAACATTCTGTTAGGTTTACATCAAATCAAATGTAGCATCACGCGCCTAGGCGACATCTCGTTGTAAGATCGAGACCACGGGGAGGCGAGTTGGAGGTAGTAAGTCCTTGGTCGGACCGAACCCCGAGACGGACCAATCTGCGATCGAAAAGGCGGACTGTCATTTACCGAAGTGCTTGATGTGGTAGGTGAGCCCGGTTCCAGTGGGGCCAGATGGGTAAGCCCCTTCTCACGCGTGGTAGGTCTTACAAGACCGCTCGAAGCGCGGGGATTGTTTCAGATACCGGCTTCGGCCGGCGGTTGGCCCCGTCATCGGCCTGTCTCCTCCCAGACTGGCCCCCTCGCTCCTCGGATCGAGAGGGTCCTTTTCCCGGAAGTTCTTCTCCTTGGCTGATAAAATCACAAAGCGGCAAGCCCGCACCTTCGCTCAGCGACAGGCGCTCTATGCTACGCGTCAGTCGAAGCAGCAGATGATGGAGAATGTCCCGCTCTTCGCGAACTGGGACTATGCCAACTGGCGCTTGATCTGGCTGGCGATCCGTCACGCCATGATCGGTGAAGTAGAGATCAAGAAGCACGGCACCGAATATCTACCCCAGCCGGAAGGCATGGACGAGAGCCAGTATTCGGCCTACCTCGATCGCGCTGTTTTCTACAACATGGTTTACCGCACCGTCACCGGCCTTACCGGTGCGATCTATCGGCGTGACCCGCGCCTGATGAAGGCTGGTCCCAAGGTCCGTGAGCTTTCGAAGCGCATCTCCAAGGACGGTCTGTCCCTCAAGCTGTTCGCCAAGGTCATCACTCAGGAAATGCTTTCGACCGGACGCTACGGCGTTCTGGTTGACAAGACTGATGACGCCAACAGCGTGACCGCCAAGCCTTACCTCGCCGGCTACACCTGCGAGAACATCTTGGACTGGACGACGACCGAGATCGAAGGACGCGACGAGTTCGACTACATTCTCCTGCGAGAGTTCAGCGTCGATCGCCGCTTCTTCGAAATGGTTGCCGATCAAGTGGTGCCGAATGCCACCTACGGGCAGTTGTTCACTGTCTACCGCGTCCTGCGTCTGGTCTACAACGACATGGATAATCGCTGGGAATACCGGCAGGAACTCTACGCCCGTGGTTCGGCCGATGCCGATCTTTCGGAAGAGCCGATCATCACGACCCCGATGGTATTCGGCGTCCCAATGAAGCGCATCCCGTTCCGCTTCTTCAATGCCACGACCAATCTCGGCGACATCGAAAAACCGCCGATCCTCGACATCCTCACCCTCAACCTCTCGCACTACAAGAGCTACGCTCAGCTTGAGCATGGCCGCTTCTACACTGCCAACCCGGTCTACTATGTGTCGGGCGGACAGGAAGACGACGAATACCACATCGGCCCCTCGGTCGTCTGGGAAATCGGAAACGGCGAGAAGGCTGGTATCATCGAGTTCAACGGCTCTGGTATGAAGAGCCTTGAGAATGCCTTGCAGCAGAAGGAGACGCAAGTCGCTTCGCTGGGTGGGCGTTTGCTGGGAGACTCATCGACCGCCGGCCAGTCGGACAATCAGGTCAAGCTCAAGGATCGCAACGAAGCATCCTTGCTCCTCAACGTCACCACGGTCCTCAACGAGAACTTCACTGAGCTTCTGATCATCCTCGGTAACTGGATGAACGAGCGCTCAGAAGGTCTGGAGTTCCGCGTCAACCAAGACTTCCTGCTCGATCAGGCCGCCGCCCGTGAGTTCCGCGCCATCACGATGATGTATCAGGCCGGGCTCATCGGCATCGAGATCATCTATGAATACTTCCTCAAGGCGGATGTTATCCCGGAGTATGTGACTCTGGAAACCTTCACCAAGATGCTGGAAGATCAGGCCCAGTTCCCGAACAACCCGGACTTCGCCAGCCGCAAGGAAGGGTTCCCGGATGCCCGGACCCAGCGCGCCGACGAACTGGCTCGCGATCTCGACGACAACGAAACCGGCCGCCTCGACAGCGAACTGGAATCGGACGAAGCGATTGCCGAACAGGCCCGCAAGTCCGCCGAGAAGGTTGCCAAGGAACAGCCGAAGATCGCTCCTGTCCCAGCGACCGCAAAGCAAGCAATGCAAAAAGACGCCCCGGCACCAGCGCCAAAGCCGGCACCAAAGGCGTAACCTATGAGTAACCCGGACTACGACATCCACTTGGATCGCGGCCAGTTCAATTCTTTGTTCGATGATGATGGAGAGTCCGGGTTCCCATACGGGGAAGATTTGGATGATATTGAACGTGCCATAGCCGAAGAACTAGGCCCTCCAAAACCTAGGAAGAAACGGAAGAAGGCAAAAAAGTAACTTTTTTATTCCATCACCGCCATTTTAGCTTGACAGTGCATGGAAAATCTCGTATCCTTGTCGGCATATTGGAATTGAAAGCGTTTACCGGGGTCCGGATCAACCGCTTCTTCCA